TTTCTTTCTAGAATACGGCTTGGCAGCTATAGTATCAAAGATAATCTTCCCAATAGATTTTTCATCATTAGTAAACAGACTATTAAGGAATCCTTCAATATCATCCTTACCTTTCTGTCTGATCCATCGTCTAGCTTGTTTTATAACACGATCTTGTCTATCATTTTCGTATCTATCCCACCAGTAGCCGGACTTTCCAAAAAAGAAAAAGTTCCTAGTTCCATCAGCTGAACCAGAAGAGATACCTGCACTTCTCCATAAGAACGGAAAGAGGTCTTGAACCTTTTGGATCTCAACCTTGTCTCCATCCGTATGGATAGTGCATTTATCGGTATCCCAATAGTCCAGCATGGAACCAGTGGAACATTTCCCAAGATCTCTAAACTCTCTCAAATCGAAAATCATACAAACTCCCTTGTTGCACTTATTCGATGACGAGTTTAGAAGTTCTTTAGATGCTTGCGAAGTCCTTCATCAACTTTGTCCTATCAGCTTCAGAGAAGCAATCCCTAAAGATGGTGAAGATAGACTTGGCATACTTTTGGCATGTCAGGTCATCATTGTCAAAGGATACAGGCATCACATGAGCTTCGGCATAATCAGTGAAACCAATATGGATAATGTTTTCGCTAATACCAGTGTACTCGAAATCAAGCAGGTGAATACCATCATCATGCAAAGGCATAACAACGATCCTGAAGATTCCGGGTGCTTTTTCGCCATCAGCATTGTCTGCATAGGCAAAGATCTGATTCTTAGCATTCTCTTTGTAGTCCTTAAAGGCTTCAATAGAGAAGTCTCTTGGCATAGTTTCAGGCACATTTTTCCATGCATCCCAAAACTGTCTTTCGCCAATCAGCTGTCCAAGAGCCTCATAGCCAATCTTTGTATAGTCCATAATTTCCTCTATTTGGCATCAGAAAGAATATTACCGAAAAACCCAACTTTAGGCTTTTTGTCATCCTTAGCAGTGTCCTCGGCAATCCTGAACTTTCCAAAGAATCCATTTTTGTCAGAAGTTGTCTTAGCAGTAGTCTTAGTAGTATCTTCTGCTGGTGTCTTTCTAAAATTAGAGAATATACCCATAATTTGCTCCTTATTGGATGTAATCGGTAGCTTTAGCAATAATCCTAAGCATACCGAGAGTATTGTAACCGTCAATATTATACCAGCCGGTGGCGGTTTCGATTCCGACGCTCCCATATTGCGAAGAAATCTTAATTTCTGCATTGCACTCGGCGTTCAGTTTTTCGACAACAGTGTCGAGGAATTGTCTGTTTTGTTCAGTCATATTATCTCCTATAAAGGTATGGTTTAATATGGTATTTTAGCTTATGGAAACTTTTGAATGAATAAAAGAGGTATATATGGCAGACACAGCAAATACTTGGGCACAAATTGCTTACGCTGATGGTGTCAAGGAAAATCAAACTTGGGATGTTGAATACAAAGCCAAAGATGCAAAGGCCGAACCTTATGGGTTCGGAAATAGCCCGTATAGAAGCATGGCTGAGTATATGACTGGTAGAGAGAATATTGGGGCAGATCGTAAAAAAGCAGTTAATAAGATGAATTACCAGATGCGTTTGCAATGGATGTCTGAGACAAACCAAGGTATCGCTGACATTACCTCCAACATTAGAGCTGCAGATAGCTGGGCTTTTTACGCTATGGTTAATGCTGGATATGGTCAGATTGCTAATCATCAGGTTTTTGCCGATGCAATGGATAATCTAAAGCTTAAAGATGACCGCTATGGAACTAAGACTGGTCTAGGATATGCTCTTAGCATTTTTCTTGGTAAGTCCGGCGTAGGCGGTGGTAATGCTGATGAAGTTAAAGCTCTCGCATCTGCTCTTGAAGGAACGACCGTGGACAAGGTTTATCAAAGCCTTGCTGGTGGTATGGAAAATCTTAAAGGCGTAGATCTTGGAGGATTAAAAGATAAATTCCTTGATTCTGTATTTAAAGATTTTACAAATGCGAAAGATTTTATTACAGATAGACTCTCAACATGGTTTGACGATAAGGTAACAGCAGCCGAAGCTTTTGCATTATCTGTACAAGAAGGTTTCTCACTTAAAGCTCTTGGATCTGCAGCAATAGATAAGCTTATTGAGCTTACTGGTTCGGTTTTCACAAAGGCTATTAGCTTATTCAGACGTGTCTACGATATTAAGGCAGAAGATGTAATGAAAGGAACTCCTTCTGCTTTATATAGAACTTATGTGATGAACACGCCTCCAACTGCTAGCATGATTATAGACCCTATGCACAGAAATTATAATAATCATGTAATGGCTACAACACATGTTCTGAATATCATTCCCGGAAATCTTTGGTATGGTGGCTTTACAGCCAGAGAAGCTAGAACATCCTCCTATCAGCTAGAAAAAGAATTGGAGGATTTTGAGAAAGGCGAAACTGGTGAATTTGTATTTGACACGGATTCAGCCATCTATAAAATGGTTAGATACTCTGCTGATAAAAATAAGCGTATGGGTTGGTTTGAACCTACGCCTATGAAATTTCAGCGTGTGTATTCTGCTCTAATGGCCAAAGTTCTGGCTAGAATTTCTAATAAGCCAGCTATGTCTATGTCTATTGATGATGTAAAGGATCCGCTTGGCGGTTTAAATATGAACGGCTGGGGACATATAGCCATAGCCCTTGGGCCAAACTGTACTATTACTGAGAATGCTAGTAACAGTTTTGAAGGTGGACAGCTTGAGTCAACAATCGACGGATTGAAGGATCAAGTAAATAACTTTAGAAAGACTATTTCCTCATATTTCGGAACGGCATTTTCTGGAAAAGCTATAGGCCGACTAGAAAAGATGGCTGGAGCCAAGAATCCGATTTCTGCCGTTATTGGTAATAGTACCATGCACTGGCCTAAGTTCTGGCAAAGCTCTGACATGTCAAGATCTTATACACTTTCGTTCAGACTTGAATCTCCATATGGAAATTATCAGTCTTTAGTAGAATATGTGTATAAACCCTTCTTGGCATTGCTTGCTTGTTCTCTACCTATACAGACTTCTTTTTATGGAGCCACTACTCCATTTGTTATTAGATGTGACTGTCCGGGTATGTTTACAATCAGTGAAGGATATGTTTCTACCATCGACTTTAGAAGAGCTCCTGATCAAAATACCTATACAGCCAATGGTCTAGCTTCTGCGATTGAAGTTAATATGTCAATTACTGATATAGATCCATATCTTTCGGTGCCAACTGGCCCTGCTGGATTTGCTGCCGATATTAATATGGCTGCTTGGCTTGATTCTCTATGTGGCGTAGGCTATCAGGAAATCTATTCTGGCGGTAGTATGGCTCATAAATTGAAGGCTGCAACACAGTTTGCTAAATTGATGCCATCTGCTGCTAAAGGTGCTACAGAAAGTATCTACTCCAGAAAAGCTTGGTCGTTATTCTCGGCTGGCCCTGTTAGATAATAAAAATATCTCTAGGATAATCCTAGAGATATATTTTAACAATTTAAAAATTCTTTTATTTCTGTTTTATGTTCATTAAGAAATGTCATAGGCGGAATATGCGCATCTATTCCTTTTATCATAACATTATCATTGCTTAATTTTTCGAGGGCTTTATATCTAGTCATAATAATCTTTTTCTTGTATCCCTCTAGTCCTAATAATTTCAAAACAAGATTTTCTGAAATTGGCCCATATTTCTTTGGTTCAAATTCGAACATAGTGTCTTGAAATGCGAGGATTTTATCCTCTTTTCGTTTGATAGCGTCCTCCATTCTCTTGTATCTCGATAGGTACTTTGCTTTGGTATAAAGCAGAATATCCTTACTAAATACATCTTCACCATCTTGTACTATATCTGAATTTTCTGAGATATGATAATGAGTGAACAAGATCTTCATATCATTCTTAAGTCTTACAAATGCAAAGGAGTCATCTTGTATGCCTAAGTTCTTAATACTAAGGTCGATATTAGGAAATTTAGACGCTATTTCAAAAAAGTCTATATAACGTATTGCGTTCCATACGAAAACGGATTTATATTCTGACTTAAGAAAGTGCTTATAAAGATTTCCACCTAAGCATGAGTTAGACAAGATAATCATAAGATCTCCTATAACTGAAATCCTTTTAACAGACGTTTAGCAAACTTCCTAATCATCTTGTTTCGATTATCGGAGGCATTGCTATTCACATTCTTATGAAGATTCCAAGGTAGCATTGCACGGATCTGTGTACTTCCTTCATGGACATCAACCATACTGGTTGTCGTCACAGGAATACCTGCTTCGATTTCTCTAACCTTAAGGAATAGATCATCGTCATATTTGCATTCGATGATTTCTTTCTTATGATTTTCAAAGTCTTCAAAGCATTTAGGAGGGTACAATACACCAGCAAAACCTTCAGCCATACCGATGAATGATGTAGTATTGGGATCCTGTCTAGAAGCTTGCCACTTCTTAAGTGGAGCAAGACCAGCACCCTCTTTCTGCATCTTGATAGAACAGTTGGAGATAACGGTCTTGAATTTTGTGCGTTCATAGACCCTGATCAAGCCATCAAATGTAGTATTAGAACAGTATCTATCATCATCAATCGTGATAATGGGCTTATCATAATAGCAGTCCATAGCTACAACATATTTCAAATGCGGCCCATAGTCTACATCAGAAATAAGAAGCTCAACAATACCGGCATCAATAAGCCTCATCAAATCAGGAGGAATATTTTTGTAGTCATCCTTATAAATGGTAAGACATAGACGCATATTCTTTCGTTTTAGAACAACATACGAGAATACCATAATAGGGACATATTTTAGTCTTCTTCCAAATGAAGTAAAAGAAACTACATAATCAAATTTTTCAGGATTCTTGTACTTTTCCGCAAGTTCTTCTTTAGAAAGACACATGAATTCATTATAGGAATCTTCCATTCTCTTTGGGCTTCCTATGATTTTTCTTGCACTTGTGTCAATCACTGTTTTTTCGTACTGACAATCAGTCGGGAAAAACCTATTAAACTTTTGTCTAATTGCACCAAAAGTTCTTTCAGCTTGCATACCGGCTTTGTCATTAAGACAAAGATAAGTAGAATCAAATGTTACTTTTTCAATATCCTTAAAGACTTTGATTTCGGTATATTTGTAATCATGTACAACGCTGCCATCTTCAATATAGTCTTTCTTATACAGTCTATATGCTCTGAACAGATGCCAAGTAAAGTTTCTGGATAGTCTAAATGCCGATCTATGAATACCTTCCATTAGATCTTTTCCGCATTTTTGCCAAACATACTCATATGTGGATTTCTTCATAGGAGTAAATGCATGGAAGATCTTATAAGAAGGAACTTTCGGTACTTTCAGAAGTTTACACAGAAGCGTGTTGTTATGCCAGAGAGTACATCTGAAGTTATAAACAAGACCCTTCTTCTTATAATCATCTGCTGCAAGAATAGCTGTATCCACTGGCTTATCGTTACGGAAGAAATCATATTCGCTTGCCGGATGGAGTACATAGAAATCATCATTAGCAATAATAAAATTCTCTGACAGGCCAGGAATTTTATGATAGAACATCTCGATTACATTACTATTAAATGTCGGAAGTTCTGTAGCAGGAATATAATCCTTGTGATAAACAACATGGATCTTAGGATTATTAGTATTTAGCCATTTAGGTAATTGTGATGGCCTTGCTAATACCACATGAATAGTACGGATCCAAGGCATGTTTTGACACACACCTCTGAAGAAATACTTGAAAAGACCGTTTCCTCTATAGCGTTGAGGGCTATTTCCGCCAATCTGTTTTGTAAGCATTCTGCGGAAATCGGACTTCCACAATGGGTCAGCAGAATCAACGTAAGGGATAACTAGATCAATAGGTTGGGAATTTGTCCACTGAGATTGTTCCATTTTTTCCTCTGGTAAAAATTACTCCTATGGAGTCCATAGGAGCATAGAAAATTACAAAAAAGAAGTCTGCCCTTTACAGGGAGTGAAATCTTCTTCTTTCTTTTTCTTTTCAGGTTCCTTCGCTTCTATGTTAGTAGCGGCGGTGATAGCCTCATTAGAAGCAGTGTAACCGAAGAGATCAAGTTGTTCGGGTTGCATAACGCCTCCTTCAATTTCTAGTTATAGAAAAAAATAACACTACGAGAGTGTTATTAGATTAAGAATGTTCATCTGGAGATTCTCTCCGAATGAGTTCCTGACTGGTTCCGGTACACCTTCCCAATAAGATTCCTTAAGGACGGTGCAAAGTTTGTCAAAATTCTCATTGAGCTTCGGATCGAAATCCAGATCAAACTTGCGATTCTTGGCTTTTAAACCATGAGAATCAGGCTTGAAAGTTATGATCACATGAAACATATAGTTCTCCTTTGGTTAGGATCACTATTAAGTTCATCACCTAAAATAATTCTCAAGACTCTTCTCATGGAATGCAGATGCTATCTTGTTCCATGTTTTATTATAGTACTGATAGACTGCAAACGTGTGCATATAGTCATCATACACAAGAATTCTTTTTCTCTTGTACCTAGCAACAGACTGATACCTGTCAGGTTTGAACTTCATACGCAGTAGGCTGTAATAAACCTTCTGATAAGTGGCTATTGCAATAGGGCCAATAGAAACGAGTATCATAGCTATAATTGTAATAGCTATAACAAAATCAAGACCGGGATATTTATCCATTAATTTACCTCAGACATTCTTTCTTCCATTCATCTGGAAAAGCTTTGTTCAGTGCATCTATTGTACATTCTAATAGACCAATAAGATGTTTTGTAAGATCACCTACTTGTGGATCTATAAGCGCATCTTGTCTGATATTAGAGATAATAGGATCTATCTTAAGCATTCCATCATACCTAAAAGTCCTAAATTCTGTACATTTCTTAAAGAGTACTACTGGAACAACCGAAGCATCTTTAGAAAACTGTCTGTATGAATCTATCACTAAAGGTGATACTGGAGATGGATAAAGGTCTTCGCATAATGATACTCTGAAGTTAAGTATTAATTCGGATGTCCCATTATTTGCTCTGGTCATGTGCATTCCAAATGCCTTTGCCATATTGAATGCATCATCAGAGGTCTCTCCATAAAAGGCAGATTGGATAAAGTGGGTCAAAGATGTACTATTAGTAGGATATATCATTCTCATATCATCCATCTACTCGATACTCAACACCAATATCAGACCAGAAGTCGTCATCAGGTAAAGTTGTATTAGTAAGATCGTTGTTACCTGCAATAACGTCAGGAAGGTTTCTTATCATCATACACTTCTCTAATAGACCCATCATAGATTTAATAGTCGGTTGTAGGTTGAGACCTGTCACATGCTCAATGTTATAAACTTGAGTGCTTCCTTTTGTTAAGTAAATATGTTCACCACCGAAGTAGCTCATCTCTGTTCTAATATTTATCAAGACTTCGCAAACTTTGGTTGTAAGTTGCTTAACATTATAGAACATTGAAGACCAGTTTCTACTTATAAATGGAAACATATCGTTAGGCACATATGCATCAAGATCACGGTCGTTTTGTCCAAATGCTCTCATAAGCTCGTCGAGCTTCTTATGCACAAGAAATTCCAGCATAGTCATTTAATAATTTCCCCGTCGAAGCTTTCAAAACTAATTTTCATCTCTTTTAAGTCGTCTTCATTAACATTATGGACATTTTGAAATTCTCCAGTCATCCTAAAGACTTCCAAAGGAATTTCATACATTTCACAAAGATCTTTGAAGAACTGAAGATCTTTTCTAGTCGCAAATACGTCTGCAATCACGCATGGGCGTTTCTCTATAATAAGCTCATGGGTAACGGCAGCCTTTCCGTACATTTCATATACTTCACGCAGTTCTGCATGATATTCATACTTTCTCTTACGATCAGTCCAAAAGTCATCCGGCTCGATGACTTTAATATGCCCATTAGCAGCAGCATACTTCTTGGCAAAAGTAGACTTACCGCTTCCGGGTATTCCTCTAACAATAGTAAGCTTTATAGGCCTAGCTTTACGATGAAACATCCTAGATGGATGCCTAATATCTGCATTAACTTCATGTGAAAATAATGGATAGGTTATAGCCATAGTTATTCCTTATAAAATTAAACACGGATCATAGATTTTTATATACAGTTGTTACCACCAGAACTATATATAAATTAGTGGCTTTTCACAATTATTAGGAGATAAAAATGCCCGAACAGATTAAGGAACCGACCAAGAAACTTAACACTTATAAGCGTCCTGAAGCTGAAAAGAAGACTGCCAAGAAGCCTTTTAAGAAGAAGGCTCTGCCTATGGTTGACATGAAGGCAGTCGAGGAAGCCATGAAGCTTCAGGCTACTCATCCATTCTTGCATTCCACCGTCGAATTCAATTTCGTCCATAACACTGACGAGGATTTTGATACGAAGAAGAAGTTCGACTATTACTATGTGGAAGTCTGGACTAAGAAGACTGAAGAACAGCAGGAACAGAACTATGCCAAGTTCAACATCAAGCGTATTGGTAAGACCGAAGATGTCATCAACAATCTCAAGAAGTGGATGCTTCGTCAGCCCAAGAAGTTGTTCAATCAGCTTCGTGACTATGCTGTCATTGAACAGCATAAGGATGCCAACGCAAAGTTCTTTAAGAAGTTTGCTCATCTTGAAGGTAAGCGTTTCTAGGATTTTCCACAAAAAGGCGAAGTGGTCAAAAGGAACAGGATCTTCGGATCCTGTTCTTTTTTGTGTATTTTTACTATTGTTAATAGTATATAATCTTATAGCGTATGTTGAAAGACTATGCTCAATCGATCTAATCACGAAAGACTGATGTAGTAGATTGATAGCCGTACTATGCATCTGACCCAGGTTCGCATTCTTGGGGATCAGGTGTTCGTCTGAAAGAGTACGGTGAAATTGGCAGCGTTCCACGACAGCCTAAAGGAGTAGCTCTCCCGAAGTGGCGAATCGCTGTAGTCCATCTTCCAATGCCGGAAGGGGATGGATAAGGATGCCGACAGCATCTGACGGAGAAGAGTTAAATATCCGTAGTTAGGATTAACTAAATACTCTCCATGTCACTACAATGGCCATTGTAGGATAGCTTGGAATCTGGTTCTTCATAGTGCCACAGGGGGCGCCCTGCTATATGAACTGGAGGAAGGGTTAAGACCATCGCAATACCTGTAAGTCTTGTCTTGGGCAGGAAAGCTATAGGTCTCTGTAGAAGGCTAGAAGCAAGTGCACAATGCTTCTAACTCCTAAACAGCCACCATTGGTTGCTGAGGAGAAACAGAACAACGACCGGACTCATCACCCGGTCGTTGTTCTTTTTTTACACGTTTCCTCTGATCTTGTATTCAGCCTTCTTACCATTATTCCAATTAGCCAAAGAGCCAACAAGATAACCAGTAATACGTCTGATACGATCAATCTCAGTACTTCCACAGAACGGACATTTATCTTCATTGAAGATACCACTCTTATGGCACTTAGTACAATAGTCTACATCAATATTGACTGCTCCGTAGCCTACATGATTATCATGCATACAACGGACAATCTTCTCATAGGCTTCGAGATTTTGAGTAGCATCACCATCCATCTTTACATAGAGTATATGACCTGCATTGCAAAGAGCGTGATACGGAGCTTCTACCTGAATCTTATGGAAAGCAGAGCACTTATAGTCTACAGGAATATGACAGGAATTTGTATAGAAGTCCTTATCAGTAATTCCCGGAATATCGCCAAACTTAGCCTTATCAATCCTAGTAAAGCGTCCAGACAATCCTTCAGCCGGAGTAGCTAAGAGGGTAAAGTTCAGCTTCAGTTCTTCAGTCCACTTATCACAGAAGTCTCTCATGTGCTTAACAATGGCAAGACCTTCTTTCTGAGCTTCTTCAGACTCGCCATGATGATGACCAGTCATGAGAATCAGAGCTTCAGCCAGACCGATGAAACCAATAGACAAAGATCCATGTTTCAGGACAGACTCAAGAGTGTCATTCATTCCAAGCTTCTCAGAATCAAGCCATACATGCTGACCCATCAGGAACTTGAAGTTCTTTACTTTCTGCTTACACTGAAGAGCATAGCGTTCAAGCAACTGATCTTTACAGAGATTCAGATACTTGTCAAGATCCGCATAGAATCCAGCCCAGTTGCCTCTGTTAACGATAGCAAGACGAGGGAGGTTAATAGTGGTGAAAGAGAGATTACCTCTACGCCACACCTGCGGAACTTCAGCATTAACATCTGCAACAACTCTGGTACGGCAACCCATCGTGGAAACAAGTGTTTCAGGCTTACCCGGCACATAGTATTGCATATTGAACGGAGAATCTTGGAATTCCCAGTTCGGGAAGAACCTGTGAGCAGATACCTTCATGGCAAGCTTGAACAAGTCATAGTTAGGATCGCCCGGATTGTAGTTCACACCTTCCATTACACGGAAAATCTGAATGGGGAAGATCGGTGTTTCACCATGACCAAGACCCTTGTCAGTCACTTCAAGCATACACCTGATAACCAGACGAGCTTCTTCAGAAGTTTCCGTACCGTAGTTAATAGAAGAGAACGGAACCTGAGCACCTGCTCTACTATGCATCGTATTCAGGTTGAACAACAATGCTTCCATAGCCTGATAAGTCTTTCCATAGATACGCTTCAATGAGAGCTTAAACAGCTTTTCGCCTTCAGACTTTTCAATACCACAACTGGCAATATCATTACAGAAAGCTTCGCAATCCTGCATGGAATATTTATACTTGTCAGCAAACAAGTCCTTCTCCATAGCCTTAACATCTTCTTCCTTGACATCAGCCAAAAACAAGGCATCTTCGAATTCATGACGAAGGATCTTGTTGAAAGAAAGCTTTACATACTTAGCCAATCCCAAGTCAAAGTTAGGGATAGACTGACCGCCATGCTGGTCATTCTGGTTAGACTGAATAAGAATAGCAGTCTGAGCAGCAGCGGTACGAATAGAATTAGGAGGACGGACAAACCCATGACCAGTGTTGAAGCCTGTTTCGAGCATCTGAACAAGGTCAATCTGGGTACATGTCGTCGTAATGCCATAGAAGTCCATATCATGAATATGGATAAACCCTTCTCTATGAGCATTGGAATACTTTTCGCTAATAACACGATCAAGGAAGAATTCCTTGGCAGCTTCAGAACCATACCGAAGCATTTTACCCATTGCGGAATTTCCATCAATGTTACCATTTTCACGCTTGATGTTAGAGTCTTCGAGGTCGCTGAAAGTAATATCAGCCAACTTGGAGTACAGAGGCATCTTACGATTTCTTGCTCTGTTACGGCGGTTACGGAAGTTACGATATGCTTCGAATTCTTCCGTGAAGCCCTTGTCCTTAATAGCACAAATTACAATAGACTGCATTTCGTCAATTTGAAGACGGTCTGCTTGAAGATCTTGGATATCCTTCACGACTTCGTCAACAACGATCTTGACGTTGTTCTCATCTACCGTAGTGCCATTCTTAGCTGCAACTTCTGCGAATGACTTATATACCGCATTGAACACCTTCTGTTCAGTAAACGGTACAACTCTACCATCTCTTTTTTCGATCTCTGTGATCATCATTTGTCTCCATTTCAATTTTTACTATGCGGCTTGTGGAGCCTGTTTCCAAAGTAAAGTTAGAACGATTGTGGAATCAAACGAGAAAGTATATGCTAATACCTAAACTCGTCTGAATAATTCAAACTGAATTTTCGTATTAGCGTAATAACGGCTTTAATATTAGAAGATTCATGTGTGAAATTCTCCACAATAGAAAGTTTTAAAAATTTTCCGTACCCGAAGGTACGGAATGTTGATTTACGAAGTCATCTTTTTGAGCTTTTCTTTGGCCTTTACGAGCAAGGCTTGGTATTCGGGAAGATAATCAAACGTCTTAAAAGACTTCTCGTCCTTAGTCTCGCTATCATCTTTCTCAATAGTATGCCCTTCCTTATCGGTCTTAGGCATAAGAGTCTTAATTTTATTAGAATCAGAAGTCTTAGGCCAGAAGCTCTTAGCTTGTTCTTCCTCATTCTTCTTCCAGTTATCATTGTCATCATCGCTAGGATCGGTACCCATCTCGTCAGAAGTCTTTTCAAGACTCTGGATATCCTTTTCAAGACTATAAATGATCTTCTTAAGAGTACTTTCGGAAGTAGCTTCCTTGATCATCTTTTCGTAATTCTCAATTCTATAACGAACATCGAGCTTCGGCACTGCTTTCTTTGTAGTACCATCATTTTCTTTCACAACACCTTCAGGATCTTCAGATTGAAGCTCTGTTTCCTTTCCTTTGGGCGGTTCTTCATCCGTATTAAAAATTCCACTATAGAAATCTTTTCCGGCATAGTAATCTTTAATCATTTGATCCTCTCGATTTTTTGTTTAACAGTTGTTAGAATTTGCTGCATTCCCGGAATCTGGGCACTCAGCTTCTTTCTAATTTCATCCATATCTTTAGTGCGTTTTACAATAAAGGCAGTCATAGAAGCAATACCAACAAACGGAATAGCAAATAGACCTGCACTTACTAATGCTGTAATGATACTTCTAATTGCAGTAGCCTTATTAGTCTTACCCTTGACTATATCCTGCATATTAGTAAGCACATCTTGGATATCGTCTTTAAGATTCTGCAGAGCCTTCTTATCATCGGTAACTTCTATACGGCTCTTAAAATGCTTAACCATCTTTCCATAGTCCATATAAAGAAGTCTATCAATAACACCATTAGCGCTAGCAACTTCATCTGCCGGGAGCATAGAAAATAGCTCGTTGCAACGATCCTCTAGTGCTACAATTTCATCCACTTTCTTCATATTTCCTCTCAAGTTCATTATTGAGTTTATGTAAAAAGTGATATGATGATTGTATATAACTTTTTGACCTAATCTCCTCGATGTTAAGATCAAATATCTTAGGAGGTGTCCTCTACGTATACATACTCGTAGCGTAGGGGTTGTGCTGAGTCGCCGTTGGGACAAAGCCGTAAAATGGAGCGAGAAGCCTTTGAGGAGAAGCTATCCTCAGTGGTGAGCACTCAACGGAACCAGAAGAGCCGCCGTGGTCTTGCAAACTATGGACGAGGCGAAGAGGCTGGTTTGTATCTAAGTAAGCCGATGCGCAAGCTGAAATGGTACTGTCTAGAAGAATCCCGCGACGTGGGGCCAGTGGATGAGACACGCCACCGCAAAAAATGGATCCTCTCCGTGGATCTGGAGACTGGACACTCAAATGTCCTCGGATGCCGGTACGACAAAGCACGGGCATAACAAGGCATTAACTTGCCCTGTTCACTACTAATGTGCGATACCCACATCGTAGAATAGCTCCAGACAATAGGGATCCTACCCATAGGGATTAGCAAAACTCCGGTAACGGGGTTATAAGACGGGTACAGGAGTGTTCCCGTCTTTTTTTCTTAAAAAATGTGGAAAGCCGAAGCTTTCCACACTTGGTTTTAGGAGTTAAAGAAATCCTCTTCAGGTGAACCACCTTCAGATTCTTCCTCTTCCTCATTTTCTTCTCCCTTCTTAGGTTTCTCTGCAGCAGAAGACTTTTCATTTTCTTCTGAAGTTTCTTCTTCCTCTTCAGGGTTTTCAGGATTGGCTTGGTTTCCACCTTCCTCTTCCTGCTTTTCTTCTTCCTGTTTCTTGGCCTCTTCAGGATGCTTTTCTGCTTCTTCATCGTGAGTCTCTTCAGCCTTCTTGTCAATGGCTTCATCACGGAGAGCAGTTTCCTGAGTCTCTTCTCTGGCTTTCTTAAGCAGTTCTTCTGCTTCTTCCCAGTCAATACCGGCAGAGTATTTCTTAGTAAGTTCTCTCTTAAGAACTTCCTTGGCAAGATTATCACGATCATTCGGATTCTCACCAATAAGGGTATTGATAATGAAATCAGCAATAGACTGAGCTTTAGAAATAGACTCTTCAGCAACCTTGCTATCAAGGGTCACAGGTTCAGGATAATGAATGAAGAATTCAGGAATATTATCTTGATTCTCTGTATCCTTACCAATCTTCTGATGTTTATAGAGAAGCTGGAACAATCTGGTAATACCATTGTTCATGACTCTCTGGTACATTGTCACAGTTCTAAGAACGTTACCATTCTGCTGTACAAGCTGCGTGGCGAATTCAATATCGCTCATACCACTATCAAGCCATGCAGTAGGAATGCCTGTACCGCTAATAATAGACTTAAGCAAGTCTTGCAAGAAGTCATTATTAAATTCAGCTTGCTGTCCAGCATAATTGTCAAATTCTACAGCCTTCTTTCCGTCCACCATAGGAATGAACATAGAGTTACTCTTCGTAACACGGTTCATAATATTAGTGACATCTGAGAAGTCATCTACGGTCACTTCCTTAGATCTGAAGTCCATAATGAACTTCTGGATCGCTCCTTCAGAATCTTCATCAAGACCAGTGTCAACGTAGAAGATCTGTTTATCCTTACCCATGATGATTTGCTGCATCAGGGCGGAGAGCATAGAAAGTACGTAGAGTTTGGCAAAGTAAAGAACACTGTCAAGAACAGATTCACCGTAGGTTCCGTTTCCTCTCTTGAAGTGAACAAGATTGGATGCCGGAATAAAGGTCACTGTAACCTTATTCAGTCTCTTTTTTGCTCTAAGGATAGAAAAAATGAAGTCCTTGAACTCTTTGTTCTTTGCGATAAACTTTCTGTCAATCTTCTTGGAAAGTCTCTTAAGACAAAGATCAGCAATAATGCTAGCTCTAGTTTCCTTATTCACCGGGCTATTACCCATATGGGTGATAAAGGAATACATACGATCACTAGTATAAGTCAGATCACATGCCGGACATCCTTGAGGATTGTAGTCAAGAGCATCAATTCGAGCATCATCAAATTCAGCAGACAGGAAATAATATCCAAGTTCCTTACCTGCGATCTCAACAATCACGACCTTCTTAGGATCCAGAACCTTTACAATAGATCCATCAATTACAAGACCGGTGTTTTCTTCAGAATTAAATGCTTCTCTGGCAGCAAGCATAATATCCTTGCCACTCTTGAGAGAACCCGAATCAATGAGGTCATCAAGAAGCATCTTCTCTTCAGGGAAGAGACTCATTAGACTTGTAGTATATTCTACATTAAGGAACTTATCAATCTCATTAGACCATTCGAGAGCAGATAGATCCTTAAACTCAGGTTTCTTTTCTTTAGAAGAAGGGTTCAAAGACTTAAATGCATCATACTCTTCATCAATCAAAGACTTAACAATGTTGTTCAAGGACTTTGCTTCATTGGCAGCAAGCATTCCCTCACTACTTCTATCAAGGAAGGCTTCATGAGCCAGTCCATGAGGAGTATCATCTGCCATGTGCAGAAGTCTGTTTACTTCTTTCTCATAATCAAGAACACAAACGTAACCGTCACCATATTTCAAAAGGTCAGAACAAGCCTTAGGAGCAACTTCGTCAGAAACCTTATATTCCTTATTTAGATTTAACAAGGTATCAAGAACTTGGAAGTTGGTTGCTTCATGTTCACCAGTCTGCTTAACGTCAAAGGTGAGACCATCAGTTTCTGAAAGTTCAGAAAAAGCATTCGGAGACATGATAGAGTCACGATAGATATGCAGGATTCTCATCAACTGAGGAATCAAGGAACACACGCTATCAATCGATCTATATCTAGCTTGTCTAGATACAGAATTAGCATCTTCTCCGGCAAGATCAATCTTACCAGATTCAAGATCGGATAATAGAGTATTTTCGTAATTCTTAGCTCTAACAGATCCATTGTTGGGAACATTAATGCCCCAACCCTTACCTATACGTCCAGCCTTGCTGTTGTAGAATTCTCTATCAATGAACTCAATGAGATCGGGCTGGTCTCCAGTAACCTTAAGACTGTTGATCGTCTTAAGAGACTTTTGGGCAAGTTCATTAATAGAATCTAGGTTCGCAGAGAAGTCGGACAGATTGAACCCGTACAAGTTTCGTTCAATCTTATCATTCGCCTTCTTTAGCGATGTTTCTAAGTTTGTATCATTCATAAATAGCCCTTTTGAAAACTTCAATCATAAGTTCCACCAATGAAAAAATAAAAGGGGAATAGCCCATTCCCCTTATTTGTTGTGCGATACAACTATTTCGACTTCGTCAGAAATTTTATTTCTAAAAGTCGTCACGCTGAAATCCTCTCCATAATCACTAGCAATTCCCATCCAGTCTTTAATTGGGTTGAATAGCTTGGGAGGATTAAGTTTCCGTATAACGCTTAATGAAATTTTAGCGTCTTCTCTTAAAGCTTTTATGGCATCTAGGCAATGGATCATTCCATATAAATCTAGGAAGCGTTCCGCCTTTTCTCTAGATATTCCATGATGCCAGAGCTTTAGGTACGACAGATTACCCTCTCTTCGTTCATTTCCTTTGATGAGGGTAAAATACCAATCTCTGAACAGAATCGTGTCAATGGCTTCATCATCAATAGCATCTAAAAATTCTTGTGTTGTATTCTTGGGATCTATCTTTACAGATATACAATGACCCTTCTCTGATGCTATGCGAATTCTTTTAAGAAGATTAATCACTCTATTCCTCTGCGTAACTATATAATGAAAAGAGGTAAGATATGACAGATGCTGCTCTGAAATTTATAATGTCGAAGTATGGATTTTCGGGTTCCGTTCCTGAGTTTATCAATAAGTACGGTGTCTCGTTCCTTAATAAGACAAACCAGTTGGAAATCAATACCGATTTCAACTATCAGGAAGACCATTCTGTTGGTCACGTCCTTCATTGTTTCGACTATGATGAAGGCTCTGAAACTTTAGCTTTTGAACCTGCTGACGATACCTACACGCAACGTTATTGGCTTCACACATATGTCTCTTTGGCTGACATAAATAATATGCAGTTCTTTGCTCTTGGCAAGACCAAATACCGTAAAGACTACGAAAAGCGTGTGGTCGAGGAACGTGTTGCTTCTGGATTTACATCCAGACCGCATCAGAGGATCAAAGAAGCTTCTTTGGTGGCCGCCGAGGTCAAACATCATCCCGACAAGGTGCAAGAATAAAAAGAATATCCCAAGACATAGGGTCTTGGGATATCTTTTTCTCTAACTCCTAACTTCGACAGTCTGCCTTACTTGCCGATTCTCCTCTGAGCATCAGCGAGATTCTTCTGGTTAACTGCTTCGGAACGATCGCAGAATTCCGGATATGCATCCGTAGCTTCCTTGATGAGATCACCCTTGTAGTCAACCCATTCGTCCTTGTCGTTCTTAATGCAGAACGGCGGCTTCAACGTCTTGCTAGCCTTATCGCCAACTGCAGAGATCGTAGTACGATCGCCATTACGCTTTGCATCGATCATTTCGTATGCAGTCGTATAGTAGACCAGCTGGTTCGGTCTGTTGAAGCTATTAAACTTGGCGTTCACACGAGTCTTAGTAAACTTGATTCCGCAGAACACAATAGATTCATCGTTCTTCAATTCGCTGAGACGAGCTTCAAATGCCTTCTTGAACAATTCGACAACATCAGCTGCACCATCCTCGATGTCAGCAGAAAGTTTCTTTGCAAGATCAGCACTGGTTTCTTCTTCATCCCAGACTTTCTTAATAACAGGCTTATTAGCCTTTGCAGCAAGGGCTTCCGCCACAACTGCTTTTGCTTTCTTTTTCTTAGGAGCAGCTTCTGCCTTGGCTTCAGCTTCAGTAAGCGGCTTAGGAGCTTCAGCTACCTTCACAGCTTCCTTGGCTTCTGCCTTGGCCTCTTTCTTCTCTTCTTCGGCGGGCGCAGTTTCTTCCGTGCCACTATGTACTTCAATAGCTACTTCTTCTTCTACCTTAGCTGCTGCCTCAGGAGCCACTTTAGCTTCTTCTGCGGTTTCAGAGTTTACGGTAGACAACTTACGAACGATTTTCATATGTATTTTTCCTTTGCGTTTGAACAACTTATTCAAAACGCTAATCTTTATATATAGTCGTTTTATATCTTTTTAGATTACATATAAAGTCTTGACATTTCTTTATAAGGATACATTATGACAGCAAAATCTAAGATCCAAGTCGCTAAGACACTGAATGGTAATGCTATTGAAGAAATTTACGGAGAGGACGGTGACTGGACGTTCTCTATTAACACGCTTACTCGAACGTTCTATCTTAGAAAGCGTGGAAATTACTATATCAACAATGTCGGCATAAGAGCCTATAAGAATGCCTATGTCATGGAACCTTCCGTGAAGAAGCTTGTTGATACCGTTATGAGAGAATACCGGAATACTTTTAAAGACGGTCTTCTCTTCAAAAACCACTTTGGGAGAACTACCATTGCTGATACTGAACTTCGGTTCTCTATTGGAAACTCTGGTATGCAGAAAGCTATCGCAGAGGCTGAAACTCCTCTTGAGCTGACTAAGTATGCCGTACCGTGTGAATACAGCAAGGATGATCTTTATATATTGTTCGGCGGTTCAGGTGCAACTAATATCGGAAAGACCACTAATGTCAATGACATTATCGATCCGAAGAGTTGGGCCAGAATACGTGACATCGCTAGCAGGGCACCAGCAGTCGTTTGATACCTGCAGCGTTTAGCTAGTAGGATGCATTGATCACTCTGATTGGTGCGTCAAAAATATTCTCACGGGTTTCCGTGAGAATATTATTCTTTTTTATGGTAGAGGTGCAAATGAGGATGAATGTCTTTCAGAAGCAGGACTTTCATTAAAGATACCTAAAATTTTTAGATGATCTTGAAGGTCTTTGAAAGCTATGAGAGATGACTGATTTCTGAATGTTAGCATAGCTTGCTCTTTAGACGGATCATACTCAATATCTGCACTCTTTCCATTATGACTATATCTTGAGTGTAAGAAGTCCACTGCTTTCCAGTGGATATCAACACCCTCAACAGTCTTAAATTTAAACAGTGCAAATAACTCTATTGTCATATTAGAAGTCCAAGAAAAGATCGTCAACTGCCGGAGTCATACCGGAATCGGATTCTCTGTAAGCACCTTCAAAGAAGGATACACATTCTTCAGCATTAGATACTTCTTCGATAGACTTAACCTTGGACTCATCGAACATCTTATAGCGTTCTTCAAAGTTAGGAGTAATCTTCTTGGAAGGACTGACAATGACATACTTCTTTCCATGCTTATCGGCAATAGCCTTGAACTCTTCCGGAGTACATCTAGTCTTTTCAAACATTACTTCAGAGATTTCCTTAAGAATTTCAATATTCTTAGTGATAATTTCCTTAGTAGTCTTGATACAATCCTTGATGATATCGTTGATCACTTCGGAAGTTTCAGAGAGCTTATTGTACTCATTTTCCTTGGTTCCGACCACAGCCTTTATCTTATCGGTGAATGCAAACTTTCTAACATAGGCGGCAGCCATTGCAGTAGCCTTGGCCAAGTCAGAAGAGCATCCAACCGTGCGGAAGTCCTTACCGAATACAATCTCTTCAGCAACCATTCCAGCAAGGGCTACACAAATGAAAGCCTTCATTGTAATGGCAGTATGACGAATTATGTGAGTAGAAATGAATCCGGCAGCAACTCTAGAGTCTGCTACAATGCTGACCATCTTCTTAGGAATAGCTCCAAAGGATTCGGCATAGACTATAGCATGACCAGATTCATGAACCGAAGTACAACGGCGTTCATTAACCTTAGTCTTAATGCGTCTAGCACTTTCGTCATAAGGGCCAATGCAGCTTACGCTTACGCCATTAGCTTCTAGTTCCATTTTTTCATCATTATACTTAACGGTAATCTTCTTGTCAGCTTCCTTCTGTTTGAATACAATCAGAGGAATAGCTGAAGCAATAGTACCATTAATAGTAGACATCAAAGGTCTAGCACCCTGTGTCGGGAAAACGCCATTGCGGTAGACCATGTCCTTGACAGATTTGTCGAAAGTAATTTCAGTACCAATGGCTGCCTTAGTATTTTCAGAGATTTCATTAAGACAACCATCAATGATCTTTTCGAAGCTGTCTTTGGAAAGAGAATGGAAGATGATAAAGTTGTTACCAAGTCTTGCAACCTGTTCAGGAAAGAAAAAGTAGGATAATCCTTCCTTAACATCAAAGATATTTACATCCTTGGTAGATTCATACACTTCATCAGCATCGATCTCACAAGAAGCTACATCAGTGGCATCTGCAAAAACACAGTCAAGGTTACAGGCAGTCACGAACAGGAACTTAGAAAAGTCTGCGTAAATCGGCTTATTATCATAGTGTTCGTAAAGCTCACTAACAAACTTGAAAGCTTCCTTACCGTGCATGACCTTGATTTTCTCAAGAGGAACTTTCTTCTTACAAAGAATGTAAAGACGGTACGCAGTACTTCCAAAGAACGTCGGGAATGACTGTCTCTTCTTTCCGTTAGACAGTTCTTCTTCTTCTGTCTGCATTTCGCCCTGAGCTCTGTACATCAATCGTTCAAGTTCTTCCTTGGACATATTGATCTTGACTTTACCATCGGAGAGCAGGTTCCAGAATTCTTGAGTGCTAGGATTATTCGTTCTAACACCCATCATTCCCTTACAGGAGAAATTCTGGAATTCATCAATGAAGATGATACCTTTTTCAAGACCTTGTTCTTCTTTCATGCGGAAGGCAACAGTAGAAGGATTGATAGAGGTATTGTTAGCGCAAGTGAGTGTTTCGGCAAGGCTGTTCAGCTTAAGTCTATCACAGAACAGACGGAACATCTGAGTCTTACCAATTCCAGTCATACCAACAAGGTTAATGACCAGAGGCTTAGTAATGATTTCCGGGGCGCAATACCACGGAGCAATCAGTTGAGCAAACTGGTCAACCTGCTTATCACAATCAAGCAATTCTTTCTTGATGCTTTCGGCGGCAGCCATTAGCTCATCATACTTCGACATAGATTCTTTGTTCATAAAAGATCCTTTTGTTTCATTCTAAAGTTCCGCTATAAGCCAGCATTGAGAGGACGCTGACCCATTTTCCGATTACACCTTTTGCCGTAGGGTATAGAACATTTACAGTTAACACCACCAATGAAAGCCTTTCTGACCTTCTTAAGTTTTAGCTTATTGGAGTCATCAGGACAGAACTGAGTTTCACCATTTTCATCAGTGTATGTTCTAGCTGGCATTATAAAATAGTCATCACCATCTCTTTCAATGAAGTACCTACCCTTGATCGTATCTACCAAATGGTAAGTATTCTCTTCAGTGGTGATATCTATTCTAGAACTATACTGCTTGTCATTTACAAACAAGGCAAAGTTCTTGTCGGTGTATCTAATAGCAAGAGTATCACCCTGTTTGAAAAAGTTATATAGCTCGGCATCAACCTTATCGAATGGGCCTCGCCTAACATTTATCATTCGAGAGTGATACAGCATAACTACCTCGGATTAACGAATTTCAGAAGTTTTTCACGATCCTTATCGTATTGCTTATCCCAAATATCAGTGACAATATCAATTTCCTTCATGTCATCCATCTCATGTGTCTTATGAGATTCCGGCATAACATTAAAGAAATTCTCATCGCCCAGTACGGAAGAGCAAATATAAGCATTAGCCTTAGAAGCTCTGGCAACCCATTTCTTAAAGATATAGGTAGCCCAACCAGCTAAAGTCTTATTTCCACTTTCAGTATTGGGAGTATCCATACCAGTCTCAAGGTTAAGAATGCGAATATTCCTATTACCTCTACGATACATACCTGCCATCAGGATCTGAGGACAAGAGTTGGCCCACATACCACCATCACAGAAGCTTCTAGACATAGAGTCAACAATAACATCAAAGTAAGTTGGAGCTGCGCAAGATGTAAGAATTGCAAACCACTTTTCTACAACATCTTTTTCATCCCAAATCTTCTCTACGGATTTTCCATTCATGTATGTAGATGTAATGAATGTAGGCTCTTTCCACTCATTGACTTTACCCTTGAATTTTTCCTTAAGGATTTTCTTAAGGTTGGTATTATCATAAGTAGGGCAAGTGGGCAAGGCTCTCTTATACCAAGGATACTTTGTAAAGATAGTAGAACCTTTCTTACGATATAGTTCTTCCATATCGATAGCCTTAATTCCTTCAGCCATACCAGCCGCAAGGATAGAGCCAGTAGACGTTCCAGCCTGAGCAATAAGTCTATTACCAAGCGGACACCCAAGGTCTCCTTCAAGACGAGCAAGATAGTGAGCAGGGCCAACACCCAAAATTCCACCACCAGAAACAGATAAACACAAACCTGCGTTCATATATCCTCCATTGATTCATTTTCGAGTTTTTATATTTTTTTCTTTATTATTTACCTCAAAAAAAAAATAAAACTCGACATTGTGAAATTAACTAATGGAGATTCTTATGCTTGGAGAACGTAGATCAGCCGGTCTTGTTGATACCGATAGAAGAATTCAATACACCAAACAGAAAGATGTATTTCCGTATGAAAGACTTCCTCAAAAAGCTGTAAAAGAGATGTTCTTTTATGGACAGCTTCCGTACAATGTAGAAATTGGTGATGCTTCTTCTGACGATTCCTCTGGAGATACTCCAGTAGTTATTCCTGACTTCTATGGAATCAAATGTATTGCCAATGATAGAAAGAAACTTAACAAGTTCTATGTGCCTAAGTTTGTAAACAAGATTAATGCAATTCTTGAAAATTGTGGATCTGAAGTTAGAATTATGGCTGAATGCACAATGGGTTTTGATTATAGGTGCAAAGTTATTAGAATTGTTGACGAGAATGATAAACAGAAATTCAAGGTAAACCAGATGGGTATGCTTGAACTTTTGGAAGAATATCAGAATGATTCTTATACTGCCAGAGCATACTCCCCTATCGCCGATGCATCTCTTGAACCTTCTGTGGTCGATAGAATTGTAGTACCTTATGGTCACTATTTGGCTTTCTTTATTGCTGAGTGTAAGCTTGTAGATATCTATCCTGAGCTTATTGAAAAGAAGGTAATTGAGATTGCAGAATAAAATTTTTCTAGTATGGTCTATACCATACTAGAATTTTTATCAAAAACTTTATCATTGATAAACAGACAAGGAGACTTTATGAGTCGCTTTATTATTAAGCCTTTGAGATGGACATGGACTCAGGATGTTGGAACTCCATATGACGCTCCTGTTCATGCACCTGTTCCTAGAATTGCCGATCCTGACCTTCCTAGAGTTGGTGAAATCTTTATTGATAAAGTTGGTAATGTGTATACACACATTATCAAGAATGGTACGCATCGTTATGTAAAGATTGGTTCAGGTGAAGATTATACGATTGAAAGTGAAGTCGGTGATCTTCTTAAGTCTAGAACGTCTTTGAGAGAGCTTAAGGAAGCAGGTATTACTGGCGCTGTAGATGTAACGTCTCTTGATAGACAATATGTTGCTGCCCTTAAAAATAATGGTGATGTTGTCTATACTAATTTTAGTAACGTGTTTACTAAGGAAGGCGAGATTGGTTGGAGAATCGGATTCTCCACTACAACGACTGCTAACCGTGTCTTTATGTGTAGAACGGCTGAAGGCGTTGGATTCCTTGTCAGATATAATGATAAGTCCTTGAAGCTGTTTACAATAAATCTGGATGCTGAACAGTCTTCGGACAGGCCTGATTTTATCGAGAATACGAATGTAACGCTTCCTAGTGCAGATAGTCTTCTTCAGATCTCTGAAGAAGGTGTATTCTTGGTTATTTCTGGAAATGATCTTAAGCTTCTTAATCTTGGAAAGTCTTTTGACAGAGATGTAACCTCTAGTATTGCTAGCGGATTTAGTGGATTTACTTTCCAGAATGCTATTTCTAAAGCTGTACAGAGATATTGTTATAACGTTAATAACAGTCCATCTATCAGTAAGAAGACTGCTTACTATGCTTATAGACAAAATGGCGGTAGTATTTCTGTTAGAAAGATCTCTACTGGAAATGATGGATACAGTATTTACGATTTTAGTATTTCTAGTTCTGATGCTGCAGAATTCTTTGCTATTGGATGTAATTCTTATATAAACAGAAAGACGATTGCAACCATTTATGAAGATGGCGGTATCTGTGTGAATAGAAAGGCTATTGGTGCGGATGATGAAAGTGGAAATCCCTTTGTTGTTATTGATGATACTGATTATCAAGCTACAAGGAAATTCAGCGATGAGCTTTTCGAGAATGTATCTTTCTCTATTATAGTAGGTTCCACACTTACTCTGGTTACTGTGCATGATATAAGCAATGTAACTGAAGTTTCTAAGCTGAGAAGAGACAGTATCATTCCAGCACATGTTCCTGATAGTTCCAAGATTTATTATCTTGGAATGGGATACTTTGCTAGCACTAATTCCGGTACTATTTACTTCTATAATCTTCCATTCATTGAGGATTCTGCTGATGCAACATCTGGAAACTTCTCCTCTTCTAAGATTGAAGTTACTGGGAATGACTCTGCTCTCTTCACAGAAATCACTCCGACGCATGACTATAAAAAGAATTATGATAGACAGATTCTAGAAGAAGTTAACTCTTCTGAAGCTAAGATCAATATTAAGAAAACAGATAATAATAGTATTGAATTAAAGTCCGAATCTGGAGCTTCTTCTATCGAAGCTAAAGGAACTAATTCTGCATTTGAAACCCTAAAGATAGACAACGCGCCTACTAAATCTTATACTGCCGGTGTGACTACTAATGCTACCAGCGAGATAATGAGATTTGAAGAAACCTCTTCTATTACTACGCTTAATGGAGCAATAGCAACAACTGAACTTGCAAAAAGTAATAGTAGTAATAATGGCGGCACTATTGAATCTTCTGTGAGTGATAGTTCGTCTTCTACAAAATTGTCTAATGGAGATGGCAAATATATCAATCTTGAAACTAGCCTTAACAACGGTGTTAAGGAGACAATGGTTTTTGGCCAAACTTCTGCATTAACTAACATCAATGGAACATCTGTTGATACTGAGATTAGAAATGGTAGTACTTCCACTAGTGGATCCATTAAGTCTTCTGTGAGTGCAACACAGGCATACTCCAAGATTTCTAATGGCCCTAATGGATATATTGAATTAAAGACTACTGAAAATAGTGGTGTTTCTGGAACTATAGAGTCTGCTATACAGTCTGAATTTTCTATTATTTCTGGCGATAATGTTGGCATAATAAAAGTGAAAAATGGAGATACGTCTTCATTTGACTTGGTAAGTGAAGACAATGGAAACTTTACACGTGCTGCTATGTACGCTAAAGATAATAGAGAAGCACGTTCTATTATTAGTACTGATGATGATAGCAGGTATGTAGTTTCGTATATAAATGATGTTAGTTCTAGTAGCAATAAGTATTCACTTGAACAGATTAGATACGATGGATTTTATATCCAGTCTATTGCAAGTTCTTCTTCTGCAGATCTTAGTGTTCAAGATATTAGAAATGATCATAAGATACTTTCATCTGTCAGTGATAATTTTGCTACCATTACAACAAATTCCGGATTTGGTAATGTTACTATAAGGACTACCCATGTTGGTACTACAGCCTATAGAGAAGCAGGGATTGACATATCTGCTAATAGACCTAATTCTAATCAAGAATATTCAATCATCTCTAAGGTCACAGATAATGATCGGACTGCTGTAATGCATCTTAAGTCTAAAGCTTCGGATACCCTTTTTGGCACAATAGATTTGTATACATATGCTACTGTTGGTTCTCCGAACCCTCACTCTGAGTCTTCTATTACTCTTAATAGAACTTACTTCGGATCTGTTTCTACAACGACTATTAATGCTTATTCTACGATCATAGATTCCAACCAGGGTTCTCAGACATTTATTAATGCTAGCCAGTTTAGGACTAGTTTAACTAGTGGTACTCTTAGTGCTACAGGATTCATAGACAATTCTCGACTCGGCCTTTTCAGACAAACTGGTACCGGACGCTACAATGAAATTAATCTCAATACAATAGAATCTTATAATACCAATAATTACTATACGCCTCTTATCTCTATTGATAGTAAAGTAAGCTACGGAAGTACAGGCGGTATTCCCACTAATACCTTTACAATAGCTCCGGGTAGTAAAGCCAAAGATAGTGAGTACATGACATTCATGTGGCATCATAAATCTTCTGAGGATGCTACACATCCTCATATAGAGGCTTATGCCGGTATGAAAGCAAACCGTTTTGGTATGCAATTTGTAGGCTCTGGTTCTACTTCTGAAATATATGTCGCTAATGATGACATCTATCTTCTTACCAGAAATGGCGGCGGCACTGTAGGTTGTATATGCATAAATTCTGAAAAAGTAACCGTATACAATGATAACATTACCATGCTTAACTTTGGTGAAAATGACTTTAGTGTTACTACACCAAATAGCAGTCTTATGTCTGCTACATGGAAACAGATTATTCAGGGATCTTCTGGTGTTTCTGGTTCTGCAGGTAGTAATTCAAAATTTATCTACATGCAGAATGGCGAATTCAAAGCACGCACTGGCAGTCTTGGTAGTAGTACTAAACATATCTACATCAACGGATCTGGAGAGCTATCCGCCAGTAGTGGTTCTGTAGGAACAAAATACTGGCCAATGTTCCTACAGAATGGCGAGATGAAACCGTGTATAGGTATTTTGCCACTTGTTCTGACTTTAAACATTAATATGCCTACATCTTCTCGAGAATCCGCAAATGGAAGAATAGGATGGCAAACAGATTGTGCAGCACAAAATCCAGATTTCGGTTCTCTTGTTGGTGTTTTAGCATATATGACTATTCATATAAATGGTGTACAAGTTGTAAGTACGAATAATTCCAGTCGAACATTTATGTCTGTTCCAGTTTTTGATGACCCAAGCAGAATAAAAAATGTAACTGGTTTCGTTGATAATCGTTATAAGAATACTTATATGGCAAGAATAAATGGCGGTTTTAGTGTGAATATATCGAATCTAGCCATTTTTGAGCAGTATGCTGCAACTGGTAAAGACGGTGCATGGGTAAGTGACTCTTCTCTTCAAGAGCAACTACGAACCTATCTAGAATTACAAACACCGATGAAGATTCAAATTAACATCTGGGCAGGTCAAGGAGATAGAGATACTATAGCCCTTTCAGCTTTGATACCAACTGCAGGTTGTAGAGACTTTGAATATCTTAGCCCATTGGAAAGTACATGGTTATATGCAAGAAGGAAGGAAGTAAGTAATTACTCACAAAATTCGACTAACTATAAGCGCATAGTAAATGATAAATATGGCTCGGTAGGAATCATTCACGAACAATATTATGTCGGAAAGGATCTAGACAGAGTACAATTCTAATAAAGATTTCTCATTACATCTAAATGGTGTAATGAGAGATTTTTCGTAAAATTTTGTGTCTTAGCTATTTAATAATAGGTAGTCAAACTTATCAAAGGAGCAAAAATGGATCAGGTAGAACAGGCCGAAATTACGAGGGATTGCCTCCTCAAGGCACTCAAAGAAGCAAAATTCGATGTCCTTGCTGCGGCTGCTATTAAGCGGTTTGTGGAAAAGAACTTCGAGTGCATCAAAAAGCACATCGTGGAGAAAGATGAACATGCCGTTGGGCTTGACCTTATCAAGTTCTTCACGGTTGCCGAAATGCTTGAGCCCTATTCCAGAATGGCGCATGAACTCTATCTTGGGTTCATCGAGGGCATGCATGGCTAGGCACGAATAGAATTGGGGCATACTGCCCCTTTTCTTTTTTGCATGGAACTCCCTATTAGAACAGAAAAGGATGACTCATGAGAGCTAAATTTGATTTCCTAAAGCCTTATAAGATTTTCAAAAATCTTACCATAGTGTTTACGACTAAGCGTAAACAGTATGAGAATAGTGTGCTTATTTTTTCCGAGAGTCTTGAAAATACTATCAAAATTATGAATAGTAGGCTCTTTGATCCTCAGCACATCAGATGCTTCTTTATGGACAAATTTTATAATAAGTCCATCTTTAAGCGTACTATTCAGACGGAAAGACTTGAGGCATATGACGAGATCAAGTCTAAAACTGGAATTGCTCTCACTCCGCTTAATGCTGGACAGCTTAGATTGAGGAATGCCTATTTTTCTTCTTATAAGGAGCTCAATAGACTATTTGAGATTCCGGGTGCAAAGAATAAAATGGCTTTCATCCGTAATTTTGCCGCTGTAAATAAGATCATTATGCAGCGTGGCAGTGAAGACATCTATAAGGACAAGTATGTTGTTCTTGATGGCAGCATCTTTGGTAAAGACTTTGGTGATAATGAATCTATCAATATCAAGGGTCTTTGCATCGGTTCTCTTTTTTATCTAGCTGCTAAGAATGCTTTTATTAAGGACGATCCTTCATTCTGGCCTTTCTATGGCAGAAAATGTATTCTTATTGAGCCTAAGTCTGGATTCACTTTCATTATTCCTCCCGATATTAATAAGCTCACCCTTGCAAGATTCAGATGGATGATTCGGTTGTGCCATAAGGGTGCAACTGAACAGAAGATTACTGAAGAGGATCTTAATGAAGAACTTGAAGAGGAAGTAAAGGTTGCTGCACCTAAGACTACTACTGACCTTTATCTTGTTGAAAGAGCAGTATCCGGAAAGACCCAGACTTTCCCTGCTAGAACAAAGCTTTATACTTCTACGATTGATGCCATTACTGGTTATATTAATGAAACATACCCGAATGCCGCATGTAACCCCGTAGATGAAGCTATAGTATTTACTGGAGATGATCAGTCTGCCGATGCTATCAAAGCCATGATGAGTAAGACTCTGGCTTTGTATAGGCTCAAGGCTACCGAGGAAAGTTTTAAGTCTCTTGAAAAGGCAAAGGATGCCTACAAGACTAAGTCTTCGCTCCAGCTAGATCTTCTTAAGGTTATTGGCCTTAAGAAGAGCGGTGATATTATCAATGGTGTGAAAGTATTCATTGACCGTTCTGACGATAATCCTGTTCTTGCCGAAAAGAAGGAAGAAGTTATCAAGAGCGTTCCCGGAATGAATAACAATGTTCCTCTGACCAGTGAACAGAAAGAACTTGTATACTCTATCAAAGATCGTGTTGACGAAATCAGTGCAGAAGCAAAGGGTAAGACCTTTGATGAACTGATGAAGATGATTAATGACGATTCCAGAGTAAATGATCTAAAGACTGAATTGAAGGCTAATAGACTTCAAGAAGTCCAGAATATCAAGAAGGCTGAAGTTATCACACAGCTTGAAGAAAAACAAGAAGAGGCTGTTCTTACCATCAATGGTAAGACGATTCCGCTTAAGGAAAAGCTCAAGGAATTAGAAAATTCTAATCTTGAGCCCGAAGAATTCAAGACTACAGCTATTAATAAGGAAGTCAACAAGTCTATTGTTCCTGCACTCAGAAAGGCTTACAGAAAGGATCTGTATGACTATGACCAGTACAGAATCTTTACTTCTTTCTCTGAATCTTCTGAATTCCCGATCTTTGTGAACTCTATTTCCAAAGAAGACTCTTCTGATGCCTATAATGCTAAGGAAACCATCAATGTCAAATTTAACATCGCCGGTGGTGCTCCTAAATCTCTCATTGTAGACATTCCGAAGGTTGACCAAGATGGCTTCCTGTATCTCCAAGGTAACAGAAAGCAGATTACTACGCAAATCACTCTTATGCCTATTGTAAAAGTATGGCAGTCTGGCGATCCGGTCGTACAGTTCTCTACTTCTTATAACAAGATCTTTATTTCCAGATCTACTCAAAGCTTTAACCGTAAGGTGGCATCTCTTAAAAAAGGTATTGCTAAACTTATTGAAGAGAGAAAGACCACTGCTGATGGAGCATTGATTATTCCGGGCAAAGGTTATAGAAAGAAATTTGGTAAGAGACTTAATCTTGAGTATGAGGAGATTAGTAAATTCCTTACCTCTCTGAAGATTGGAAGCCTTAACATCGAATTCGATCCTAAGAAGTGTGAAGAACATCTCGCAAAGCCTACCGTTGATAAGGAAAAGATTGCAGAATATCTGCCTGATGATAAGTATAACTACATTGGTACCTATAAAGGAAAAATGCTATTTGCAGCCGTTAGCGGTGAGGTAGTTATTCTTACCGATGACGGTATCGAAGAGGTCGCTTCTTCTATCTGCGCTCTTATTAATGAAGCTGCGAAGGATAATAAAGTCATCAACGAAATTCTTTCTTCCAATGTTTATACTGGAAGTAGCTTGATGTATACGAAGCTGGAAGTGGCTAATGCTTACATTCCACTTATCGTATTCTTGGGTTATAAGGAAGGTATCGAAAATATCTTTGAGAAGTATGGAGTGGACTATAAGTTCCTTCCCATTGAAAAAGGAATGGCTAGACCTGCCGCTTCTGAAGAATATCCTGAAGCCGTTAAATTTAAGAATGGTTATCTAGTCTTCAAGGATACTAATCCTGTTCATGGATTGCTTTATAATGGTCTTCATCAGCTTGAAACTGCCAAGCACAATCTTGAGGATTATAAGGCTGGTGGACAAGGCTTCATTGACTACTTCTCTGACAAGTTGACTCCGAGATACGGTAGAGCTCTGGATAACTTCTATGTGCTCTTCATCGATCCAATCACAAAGGATATCCTTAGAGATAAGGGAATTCCTAATGATCTTGTTGGAGCTTTCCTTTATTGTAATGACTTGTTAATTGATTCCATGTTCCACAGACGTTACGATACTGAAATCTATCGTCTTCGTAATACTGAATGTATTAATGCAATGCTCTATAAGATTGTTGCAAAGGAGATTGAGTCTTACAGAAGAACCGGTACTGGTACTGGTGGAGCTTTCAAAATTAAGCGTAATGCCTTGATGGAAGAAATCAATGATACTGCAAACTTTGAAGATTCTACTTTGATCAATCCTATTAAGGACTGCGAAAACATGGCTAAGGCCATCTTCAAAGGGCCGGGAGCACCTGACTATCAACATGCTCAAGGTACTGAAGAACACAGATTCTTTGATAAGAGTATGATCGGTATCTATGGCTATTCGTCTTCTTATGACGGAAATGCTGGTATGAATAAGAAGCTCTCTATGGATTCCTCCATTGTATCCAAGAGAGGTTATCTGAAGCCGATTGATCCTTCCAAAGTTACAGCTACGGGTGCATATAGTGCTGGTGAGCTTACTGCTTCCTTCACTCCGACCCATGCTGACCCTGCACGATCGATGATGGCAGTTCTTCAGACTGGTCATATGATTCCATCTGTAGGCATGTCTAAGGCTCTAGTCTCCACTGGTGTCTTCAAATCTATCCCAAATATTGTATCACAGGATTATTGCTTTAAAGCTCCGTGTGCCGGTGTTGTTAAGGGTTTTGATTCCAAGGTTAAGACTTTGCTCAAGCTCGAATACAATGATGGTACTAAAGGCATTATTGACATGAGCCCTAAGTACTGCAGAACTCCTTCTGGCTTCTTTGTTCACATTGAATATGAGCTCAAGAAAGGTGTTAGAGCAGGATACAAGTTTGCCGAGAATGAAGTTTTGGCGTATGACAAACACTTCTTCAAGGAAGACAATGAGGATGGCATTGAGATGGCAAAAGGAGTCATCGCTAAGGTTGCTATCTGTGGTCTTGACCAAACCTATGAAGATGCCTCTGTGATCGGACAGGAGCTTTCTGAAAAACTGGCTTCTGAAGTGATTGAACAGACTTCTCTTGGTCTTACAGCCGATTCTAACTTGATTTCTATTAAGAAGATTGGTGACAAGATCAAAGTTGGTGAACCTCTAGCTATCTTCGAAAGTAGCCTTGAGAGTAAAGAAATTTCTTCTCTATTGACTAAGCTCGATGATGAGACATCTAGTGCTCTTGAAGCTAATGCCAGAAACACCAAGCTGTCTAAGTACGAAGGTACAATCGTAGATATTGAGGTATTCTATGATAAGCCTATCGAAGAGTATAGTGAAAGCCTACAGAAGCTCATTAAAGCCTATATCAAGAGTGTTGAAACAACAAACAAGGTCTGTGCCGATGTCAGACAGGATCAACTTGTCAGACGTAAGGATACGGAAATTGCTAAGTATAGTAAAGCGAAAGGTGTTCCCTTTGAAGGAATCATGATCAATTTCTATATCTCGCACTTGCTTGACTACTCTTGTGGTGATAAATTGACTTACGATGTGGCTCTAAAGAGTATTGTGAGCCGTATTTTGCCCCAGAATGAAACTCCGATCTCGGAATATCGACCGGATAAGCCCATTGACGCTTGTACAAGCCCGTATGGTGTTGTAAACCGTAAGGTGCCTGATGTATTCTTCCTTGGATACACTAACAAAGCATTGATTGGCCTAAAAGAACGGGTTGAAGAAATCTGGAATGGCAAGTAATAAAATATATAGAGAGAACCTAGTGTTCTCTCTATTTTCTTAACAAAACTAAAGATTGATTAACAATTTACATCGGGGGTATACCTTGATTATCGATTTTTTGTATGGTGTAGCTACATCAGCTATGGGAAATATCACTAGAACGATCAGTGGTATTTCTAAACGCAAGCTCCATCCGCAATCTGTAAATATTTCTATTGCGGCAAAACAGAGCATTGCCAGATTTCCTCTTATGACTTCGGCAAGTATCTCCGAATCTGGAATTTTCAAAGCCCAAAGGAAGATGGAATACATTATCGGGTCTTTCATCAGGCTTTATATCACTAACATTAGATCTTTCATTGATGACGATATTAATGGAAAGATTGATGTTATTAGCGACATTACCGGTGATAAGTCTTCGGCGGGTGCTGGAAAAGTAACCGGAATGCTCGGTAGAATTGCAGACTTTGTCAATAGTATTGGCAATCTATTTGGCAGTGAAGGACTTACTCCAAGTGATATCAATGCAAAGGATATTCAGGATCTCTTCTATGTTGAAAATGAGGATGTATCCGAATATTTGAACATGCATACACTTTTCGATAACAGTGTTCTTAAGGATGCTGCTCTTGGTGGAGTTGCTCCTGTATCTGGCCCGACAACCAGTACTCCAGTGATTAATCCTTTCTCATATGGTGACATTAGTACACATGCCAAAGATTGTTCTTGTGCACAGTGTAAGGCCGCTAGAGAGAAGGCTGCCAAGGATGCTGAAGATGCAGCTAAGGACTCTGAAGAAAAGGTAGAAGAAACTGCTAATGAAGGTCTTTCTTCCAGAAGAGAAGGCTCGGATATGATTTCCGAACGTCAGGCTGCTGTCATTGAGAAGAAATCTGATGAATCTGAGCCAGTCATTGTCACTGGTACTCTTACCATACTCGATTGCGAAGGTAAGATTAATGGCACTACTGACATCTCGATTGGTGTCAAATGTCCGATTCATATTTTCCCCTCTGAACAGTTTATTTCTACAATTATCAGCGGATTCTCTGAAAATAACTTGTTTATCCGTCTGATGAAATGGCGTGCTGGCGAAATTGGATTCCTTGATGCTTTCCTTAATAAAGCCAAGGTTGATCTTTCGATTGTTGCAAATCATAAGTCCTTTAAGGGCAGAGCTAAGAATGTTAAAGAACTCCTTCAGGAAGACAAGTATTACCGAGAGAAGGTATATGGAAACGAGAAAGAGGGTGCAAATATTCTCGTTATCACGGATGAAGAAGTTAGAGAAATTGAAAGACGTTCCGGGAAGAATCTTCTGGACTCTCCTGCTACTGCTGTCAGACTTTGTAAGAACCAAAAACTGTTTGGTCTTATGATCTATGATGAAATTGCAGAATCTGGTAAGTTGATCATTACCAATTTCAGCAATAAATTTGAGCACATCAACTTTAAGGAAAGAGCCGAAAAGGGTACCGATGATGTTATTAAGAATATCTTTGGTGCTTTGAGGAGATAATATGAACGAATTTTTTAGATCATTCAAGAAAGGTGTAAAGGCCACTTCCGATCTTGCTAAGAGTACTGTCGACAAGACTGCCGCTAAGATTCGTAGCCGTGGCTTCTCTATTATTACCAAGATTATGCGCACGGATGTGGAATATGTCCGTATGCAGCAGAGAATGTCCAATGCCATCTGGGGTGGCGGTACTGGTGACGGAGATTATAAAAAATCTAAAGCCTTTATGATCTCCTATAAGCTTCTTAAGACTATGGAGAAGAAAGTCTCCGGGCCTGATAAGAAGCTTTTGACTCCGCTTATCAATTTCAGAGACAAGCTGGATTCTAATACTAATCGTATTAAGAAGGCTTGTGTAGGCAATCCCGAACTTACTGATATCTTTAATTCCATTGTTGGAATTTGGGTATGGCTTGTAGGTATGGTTGCCGCTTCCGGTCTTAGGTATGACTCCAATAAGAGAATCTGTTGGGCTGTCAATAAGAAGGCAATGCACTTCTTGTGGGAAACTAACAATCTGGAAAAGTCTACTAAGTTCGCTAAGTTTGTCGAGAATAGGATTAAGGAATTCGATACAAAGATTGTAAAGACTAATTCTATCGAAAAGCTTATCGAAGGCGAAGCTGCTAACGAATCCTTTGCTACAGTAGTGACCTTTACAGGTATTGCTATCGGTACTCCGATTGTTCTGTATGGAATCTATCAGCTTATCCAGTTCATCTACTTTACATTCCGTCATATTCGTATGGAGCTTTCTGAATTCATTGAACTTCAGAGTGAATACCTTATGGCAGAAAGTGGTGGAGCCGACTCTAAAATTGTCGCTAACAATTTGGCTGACATTTCCAAGAAAGTTCAGCAGATCTCTAATGCTATTGGAGAAGACTATGATGCCTTGGAAAAGAAAGTCACTAAGCAGACTGAAGGTGTACAGAAGGCTGTTGAAAAAGAAGCTCAGCTTGTAGAAAAGACACAGCGTGAAGTTAATGATGTGTCGGCTAGCAAGATTGACGCTTCCAGTAACGATCTGCTCTTCTAACTTTTATATTTAACATCTAGAGTTTTTCTCTAGATGTTATTTTAATTCAAAACTATCCATTGAGACATTTATCACAGAAGGTATAACTATGGTATCGAAATTCGCTGAGAAAATTCTGTCGGATCTTAAGTCCGAAGTTGCCAAGACTGAACAGACTTGGAGAACCTTGAGAGTCCAGCCCGACCCGATGGAATCCAGAGAAGTTGAGCCTTTCCTGAATGCTAAGAAACGCTTGTTTGCTAATGCTATTGCTCATTACAGTGCAATGAAGCTGGAAGGTATCTCTGATACTATTTCTGATGCCTACAAGACACTTAGAAGCATGAAAAAGGTCAATGTCGATCCTAAGACTGATCTGGCCTCTGAAGCAGTCTTTTATACTTACGATCCTAAGTCTGCACGATCGGCTCTCGAAAATGCAGAAAGGGAAATCGCCATTATTCGTAAAGATTTGGCTACTGTGAAGGAATTTGTTGCTCCTCGTGGGGCTATGACGGAGGCCAAGGCTGCCGAATGCATCAAGGCTCTTAGATCTCTCGAAAGCCGTATGGCTAGCGAAAATTATGGATTCGGAAACAATGTATTCCGTATGTCTGAAGAAACCACTACTAAGGGCAAGGCTCTGGCTTCTTCTGAGAATATCCATAAGTTTGGTCTAGCCTTTGCTATGGAACATGCAAAGAGTGCTGACTCTTTTGATGCCCTTAGCAATATGCTTGAGAAGCTTTCTGCTACTGTGGACTATACCGAACTTTCGATCACTGCTAGAGAGGCTTATGACCGTACTATTAAGGTTCTAGAACAAGCTCCTAAGATGATCGAAGCATATGCCGAAACAGTGGAACGCTCTGTTAATAGCATTAATGACTCCAATAAAGAAATCGAGTTCTATATTAACCTTTAAAAATACTACGCTACAGAAATGTAGCGTAAATTTTATTAGTCTGGTAGTATATTACTTTATGCCGTTATAGACCTGATTATATGAGTATGTAATCTTGATTCGCTATAACGACAAACAAAGGAGTTCCTATGTTTAGCTTTATCGAAAACTTCTTCTGGGGTCTTGCTGGTGTCTTGGATGACATCACTGATCTCTTCGACTAAAATCTGGACGAGGCAAACCAGCTGATTGCCTCCTCCTGAGTGGCGGCTCGTGCTTTAGCACGGGTCGCCTTCTTTTTTTATTTTATCTTCAGGAGCTCAATATCAGAGAATTCAGCTGTAGCATAGCCGTTTAAGACTTTATTTGAGGTATTAGAGTCTTCCTGTCTAATTTCAACATCTGAATTCATTTTTAAGAATGTAGTATTAACACGAGATACTCTATAAGTACCCTTATAATCCTGTGATACGTCATTTATAGCTCTAATGTTAATTAGATATTTTGGATTGAAATACTCATATAGCGTAAAAGGTATTCTCATTCTTAGAACTTCACTCTTTTCGCTAACAATTCGTTCCATATATTCTTTAGCAAATTTAGAGCTAGTATTAATCCAGAAATACGATTGTCTGTCAAAGATATCATCACTTTCTACGCCAGCACCACCTTCAAGAGAAAAGAAAGAGTCTCTATTAGAAATTGTTATATCTTTACCAAAAAGAATCTTATTTGGAATATCAGCTATTTTTGATTCAGGAATTCCACCATAATAAATTTCAACCTTCTTATCTTTTTCATTAAGATAGGTAACTCCATTTGTACCGGGTCTTGCTTCGAATTCAGATTGGAATAAAATGATATCTACTTCCGTTATGTCAGAGTTTTTATCAATTTCTGGTTTTATCTTATTAAGGATCAGCAATTCGCCAAGATCACAAAATGTTGTACATCCATGTGTATAAATACCATATGCAATGTCAAGATAGTTAAACGCAGTAAATGTATCCACAGGAGGAATATAGATCTGTTCATATTCGTCCGTATTATCGGGCTTTTGAATACTAATGAGCTTTTCCTTGCCAATTCTTCCAGCTAAAAATGCCATAACATCGGCTAATGTACATTTGTTAAAAGTATAACTTCCGATTTTCTGCATTACTTCTAGAGTATCTTTTTCTATTAAAGATAGTCTAACATTAACCATGTTTGTAATTTTATTTTCGACCTCAGGATCGGTATTATTAAAGTCATTAGGAAGATTTCCGTTACTGACCTCAACAATTCTAAACTCCTTTCTATTCCAGATTTCCTCTTTTCCTTCGATCTCGTTCTTTACTTTTTCTCTATGGTATCTAAGAACGGTGATATAGAGAATAGTCTTTCTATAATTGTCTTGCAGATACTTTAGATCCATATCTGAAACAAGACATTCCATTATTACTTCTGGAAATTTAGCTACGTCAAATCTGGATTGTATTCTAAGTCCAGTAAAGCCTTCAGATATATCCTGTATCTCTTTTTCGCTATCTTCCAATGATTTAAATTCTACCTTGAATGCATAGTCGTATTCAATACAATTACTTAGCTCTTCTGGGGTCTTATTTCTTTTTCGTTGGTCAACTAATCCGGTTAAGGACGAATCCTTAACCGCATTTTTATTTTTCTTATCAAAATAACCCATAAGAAATCCTTAGAGTACTCTGATGTCTATTGGAAAGAGATAGAAGTACTCATGATTTAATCTTTCAAGACTTTCTCTATCGAACAGATTGATAAACTGATCACAAAGCTTTATCTTGTAAGACTTGTCCGGAACATAGAAATTTTTGAAGCTGAGGAACTGAATATTCTTATTATAGATATCAAGATCCTCGGAAGATAGCTCAATCTTCAGAATTTCATCGAGTGATACATTACTATTAAATGCCTTTTCAGCTACTGCTCTAGCCTTCTTTGGGCCATAGCCTTTAATACCGGTCATTTCATTACAACCAACAAGTGCAAGATACTCTTCTGGTCTGCGGAATACTTCCATAACAGAAGCTAAAGAGTCTCTGTCCATAATATAGGTATGCTTACCGCAAAGATTGATCCCGATAATGTTTCTTGTAGACTTACAGATAGAGAGCATATCTGCAACATTAGCAAGACCAAGCACAAAGCAGTCATCATCCGAGAACTTGATAGAGGACATCAAAGTCTGCAAAGCAAATCTCGGATGAACTTCGCCAATATTAATAGCATAAACGCCATTAATATACTTACAGATTTCTTCAAGCTTGTCTGCTTCTGCATTTACATAATTTTCAAGATATTCACCAGAGCAGGTATCTCCACGGTATCCTACAAGAATGATCTCTGGTGTAGTATCGTAGAATCTCATAAAGAACCTCTTGTAATAAGAGGCAAAGCCAAGCAAGGCAGAACAGAGTTCATTCGGGTTCAACTTGATCGTTGTAAAGTGTTTTTCTATATTGGCAATCAGCCTATAGAAATTAAGCACTACCCGAATCCTTCCTCCAATTCTTGTATTGGAGGTAAGCTTGATAAGTTCTTCATGTCGAAGCTTATACAATCTCGAAATGTCTGTAATGGTGGTAGTTTCCGACATGGTTACTCCTATTGGTTAATAGCTTGTTTAATAATGTCTCCGAGTTCGGTATAATCCTTATCGTAGACTTTAACAAAGGTTAGGTTCCGTTTACTCATGGCAAAATCTTTTGCCTTTTCGATATCAAGGTCTCTGGCTCTGTAATGCTTGTTTTCTGCACTCTTAATTTCGATGACAATCTTAAGGTTCCCAATATAGATGTCAGGAATATAAAAGTGTGGCTTATCATCTCTGGGAGACTTGTATTGAACCACAAATGGAGCAGGAGCAAATACTTCGGCAGAAGGAATTCCAAGTTCATCAAGGTATCTTAGACAGTCTTCTTCGTAAGATCCAGTGAAGGTGAATACTCTACTGCCATCAGACCAAGTATACTTTCCTGATATTTTCCTATTAGCAAGCATTTTCTTTTGGACTTCTGGATCGTCTAGAAGAGTAGACTTTCCGTATCTCTGCATCATACGATCAACAAACATTTTTCTATATTGCTGTCGCTCTGCATTGTCAGCAAGTCTTTCATACTTACCAACGGTCTCATTCCACAAAGTAGGTTTGCCAGACAATATGGATCTTCCAAATCTTCTAAACGGATCAAAGCGATTTCTGCAATTAAAGATGTACTGTTTTGCCGTAACATGCTTCCCAGTCAAAATTGCGCCATGAACTTGCGAAAAATGGTCTGCACAGGCATCCCATGTTGTAAAGATCTTTTTACAGATCGGACAAGGGCATTTGGGATTTCGCATATTCATCTCCTAGTAAATTTCAATCTATAGTTTTTGTGATATAAGAAATACAACCTCTGACGAAGTTGTATTTCTTAAATAATTATTGTCCGTTTTTAAAGTATGCATTTGCGCTATTATAGCCGAAATCGACCAATGATTCAACTCCACCACCTTTGTCTTTAAATACACCCTGATTCTCAGATTCTTTAAAGTCATCAGATGGTTCGGTCAACGTACCCTCAGCTTCAACGGTAGGTTCAGGATTTCCCTTAGCACTATTAACCATTTTAGCATAAGATTCTTCATTTCTGGCATTTTCCATACGTGATAAGGAGCCAAGAGAGTCACTAGTGGTAATAGCAGTTTTTTCATCTAGCATACCTTGATCACCAACAAATGAGTAGAATGAATTATACTTACTCTCCATAATCTTGTTAATATTAGTCATTTCGCTGAAGTCTGTAGCACTATCGAATGATAGAACATATTTATATGGTCTTAATGTTGGAGAGCCATTAGGAGCAAATTTAGAATCTTTCAAATCAAGTAGATCAACAAATTCTACAAGTGCTCTATTTTCTGATACGGTAGCCCCTCCAATAAGATTCGGATCGGCAGTCAAGACAGGCGTAGATCTCTTGCAGATACTTCCAAGCTTAAAGTATGTATCCGCCATATTTATATTGCCCGATCCGTTGGCCTCTGCCCCACCATACATGCCAGCACCGCGCATGACGAAATTGAAGTCCTGTAATACTTCAAGACTATTCCATTCATGCCATTGGCACTTAAAGTTCACAGTAAATTCAGGAAGGTCAGAAGAACCGGTACTCATACCGATTGAACTCCAAGGAACATTAGTCGGATAGATTCCTGTATATCTTCCCCAGTGAACGATAGTATGGTTATCAGGTTCCAATACAAAATAATACAAGGCACCAAGATAGTCAAGATTTCCTTGTTGCATTGGAGTTGTCAGAAGGTTAGCCTGACCTTCATACATAATCTCTATATACTTTGTCCAGACTTTAAATATATTCAACAACAGTAAATCTGACGTATCATAGAAGCTAATAGAAAAATCTGTCTGGTAGCCAGATTTTCTTCCAGTAGTACCAAAAGAAAATCTGTGACCAAACATGTTTTCATAGCCTTCCTTAGTTTCCAGAGTATAGTCCGGAATACTAAGACCCTTTATAGCATTTGAAATCAAATAACTAAAGAAAGGATGAGCCATACTTCTATCAATTCTTGATAAAGCAGGAGGGAACAAGCCATTAGTCCATGTCTTTTCAAGTCCCTTAAGATCATATGATAACTCAGGAATTACGTCGCAAAGTCTTTGATATCCACTGCATTCCATAACATGAATATGGTTTTCGGTAAGGTTCAAGTCAGGTTTTACAAAAAAGAAATGATGATAACCTGACTTAAAATACTCTATCTCGCCTCCAACAAATGTTTTATTAACACGGAAGTTAGTGGCAAGATCAGCAATACCATAGTCACTATTCTGATTCATATGAATATGTTGCGTGACTTCATTTACCTTATCAATAGCTCCAAAGTAAGATAGCTCTCCATTAACTTCGGCAGTTTTCTTACTTTGCTCTTCAGCTTTCTTTTGATCTCTAGCAGCTTCCAATGCTATTAATTTAGGTATAAGGCGCTTTTCGGATACCAGAATATGTTTGGCCATATTTCCATCACTCGTGTTAAACCACCTATAAAGGTCTTCATCAAGATCAGGAAATTTGTGGTCTAGCTCATCTGTTATTAGGCTTGAGGGTTCGTCAGCATCAGGTTTATTCTTATCCCAGAATTTACCAGTAAGATAGCTTACGCCTTTATAGTATGCCTTAGAAATAGCAGAAGTACTTGTATATTCTGTAATCTTTCCGAGAACATTCTGTCCAACAGTTGTCCTAGCAAAAAGATTAGACAGAGTATTAAGGACATCATATTCACTCTCATTTGCGTCCATAAGAGAAATAATATCGTCCTTTGTCATTTCTGTAGGCGAATAAGCCCTTTCTAGGAACATTAAGGAAATAGCTTTCCAACGCTTCTTAGAAATAGAAAGATATTCGGCAAGAAGATCAGCTTCTCTAGCTCTCATCCTATCCTTAGATGCTGGAGAAGAGATTGTATTGGCTTCAGCAGTACTCTCATCTTCGGCACTATATTCGCCATTTACCAAATATCTTAATAAAGAAGAAAGAATCTTATTATCTTCATTCTCTATGATTAGGTCTTCAAGATCACTGCCGTTAACTCTAGCAATATTTTTGCCATTTTCAGATAATGTCAATGCATCAGCATAGTCTTTATCCGGATCGAAAGTTTGATATTTCTCGTTATTCTCGTTTCTGGTTTCTTTACCAGTGATTCGATCATATTCAGCCTGAGCAGCTTCTTCTTTAAGTCTTTCGATCTCGGCAACACGATCTCTAATCTCACGCTTGAAGTTATCGGCTTTTCCACTATCTTCAAGAGTTCGAACATTGAGAGAATTTGGATCTTCATCTCCAAGGTCAGCTTCAGGAGTAGCTTCTAGTTTCTCAATATTAGAAAGAGCATTATTATGACTAGGATCCTCTTCTCCAAGGTCAATATCTTCCGTTGCTTCTAGCTTTTCAATATTGGATGGAACATTATTGTGGTTAGGATCTTCATCACCTAAGTCAATTTCTTCTGTTGCTCTAAGTTTTTCAGTATGCTGAGGGACATTAAGAGTATTAGGATCTGGAGCCGGTTCCGCACCAAGAGTTAAACGCTCATTGTACAAAGGATCAACGACCTTTGTATTTTCAGGAGCTGATGCATTAGCATCCACAATGGACTCAACAGCTTTGCCATCTTCAGAAAGATCTGAAGATGCCTCATCATGAGTATAACCACTAATCTCTCTAATTTCTTCATACTTAGCAGCAGTTAATCTTTCAAGCGGCTCTATTATATAGTAAAAGGCTTCTTCCAGTGCTGCAACTTCGGCTTCATCTCCAGACATTCTCTTCTTCGAAATAAGTTCTTTGAACTTTTCCGTAACAGTAGTTTCAAATGTTTTGGAAACAGCAGCCTCAAGAAACTTTTTCCATTCTTCATTAGTTTCTTGCATTAATTGCTCATCACGTTCACCGTATGCCTTATCCTTTGCAAAGTTTCTAGAACGGCTATTATCATTATCATAAGACTCTGTAACAGCAGGAATTCTAGACGTAGGTTCCCCTATACCATGTGACTCAGAAACTTCAGGATTTCTATTTACAGGTTCACTTATGCCATAGGATTCGGTGGCATCTGGTATTCGACTTTCTTCTCTTTGCTTATGGAGCTTATCAAAAGCATCTTTGTCTATGGATACCCTTCGACTTTCCTCTTTATCCTTTCTCAATGCATCCGGTTTCTCATCATCAAGCATCGGTTCGACATTACGAGAAACAGGATCGCTCTTGCCAAAGAATGCATCCTTCTTAATAAGACGATCTTCAGATTCATCTTTACTATAGTTTTTATTTTTATTAATATTACGCTTTTTGTCTTTATCCTTAAGTTCATCTAGGACTTCTTTAAGTACCTCCATGAACCTTTCAAGTTTTGCTTGTTTTCTTGCGCTTAATTTGAGCTTTACACTTTCATCAGCCAATGTTGGATAATCACCTTGATTGCGAGCACCCCAACTTTGAAGAGTCTTGTACCAATCGCTTTCAATAGTTATAGCAGCTGCAGTTTCAATAACGCTCTGCACACCTTCATCGATATCCTGAAGAATATTATGCCAGCCTTCTGCCATTCTATGTACAACCGAGCTTTCATTAAAAGCTTTTGCGGCAGAAGCCTTAATCTGGTTTACCATAGGATTAAGAGAAGAAGTAATCTTAGATGCCTGTTCGGACATATAATTGAATGCACCATCAGAAACAATCTTACCAGTTTCCTTAAGGAATTCCATTACTGCACTATCTTTTTCTACCTTAAATTTTGGATTTTTAGGCATCAAAACAGCAGGACTTACTATTCTATATCCTCTCTTACGAAGCACAGAAATTTCTTCATTTCTGACCTTCTTAGGTTTTTCTTTATAAACCTTTTTAGGATCAGCACCAGTCTTGCTAGTATACGGCCCAAGCTCATGAGCACGTTTAGCCACTGTATAATCGCCAGTTGTATCATATCTGAGATTGATATGATACAATTTTAATCTTCTTGCAAAGTTATTTGGAATTACACCAGCGACTTCAATGGTTTCCTTGAGCGCATTTTCTCTCTTTTCTGGATCTAGCATTTTAAGACCTCGTTTTCATTTTGAAGTTCAAGAATAAGAAAGTTGACTATATATAAGAGAATGGTACGTGTTACCAATTATTTTCTTGAGGACACATGACAAAAAATATATCTAACAAGTCAAGTCCGGCTTAAGTAAGCTGGCCTATGATGAGGTTTGCTTATAAGACCATCCATGATTACTTTGGGTCTCGGTTTTATTGCACTCATGATCGCGATCGCTAATGATCACCGATAGGTAATATTGTTCTCTATAATAGAGACAATAATAGCGAAACTGAAAGCTCAATAGTTAAATACGGGTATGGGAGTCCATACTAGCCTCGCAAGCTATATAAGCGTCAAGAAAACAAAAAAGAAACCCGTGTAGTTCTTTCTCCAGATGAAGGAGTCTTCAAAGGAGTTTTAGCACCGATCGCGGTAGCAGACAATGGCGACTAGAAAGCCGGAGTCTGTGAAAGAAAATTCATGATTATAGTATCATGCATATTTCTTTTTTTTACAAAAAAGAAAGCCCCGAAGGGCTTCTTGTTAAGGTTGAACCTAACATTCAAGAAGACTAGAAGAAGTAGTCCTCAAGAATGTCTTTGATTTCAGCATTACGCTTGGCAAGCTCCATCGCCGGAGCAATGTTACCCTTACGCTTGAGCTGACGAGCTGCGTACAGCTCTTCCTTGCGCAGAGTCCTGCGAGTCAAGCGAAGATAGGTCTTGAGCGCAATATACTTGAGCTCAAATTCCCTGCATTCAGACACATCCATGTCCTCGATACGCTCGAGTTCACGGATGAGCGAATTGCGCATCTTGATAAGGCGTCCTTCCCTTTCCAAAGACTTATAAGTCTTGCGGATCGGGCTTACGGCCTGTTGGACGTCGTTGATGGCACAAGCAATGGTTGCACCAAAAAGTGTAGTTGTCAGAATTCCCATAGTGATACCTCCTGAGTATGTTGTTAAGGTTTTCGACATAAAATAATATACCATTGAACATCATAATTTTACGGAACATAGAAAAAAAAAATACAGAAGCACTTTCGTGCTTCCGTATACTAGAATTCAAGAATGACTGATTGCTCAGTCTCAACATTGTCAGGAAATACCGTTGCATCAGTACCGGGATATTCTGTCTTATCGAAGAATAGACCATCGGTTTTGAAGAACGGAGTAAATCCAAACGTGATACCGGGATCGCCAGCAGACGCTTTAGAGAATCCAATATTACCCTTGTAAGACGGGTTAATTCCTCTAAGCCTAGCCGGAACAGAGTCTGAAGACAATCCCTGTGGGCCACCTTGAGTACCGCACAATGCGGCTCCAAACAGATCCAAAGTATTGACAACAGTCGAATACCTAAGAAGTTCAGATGTAATCAAGGCTTTTGTACAAATGTTTTTCTTGATTCCGCCAAAGGCAGATTCCAAAGTCTTAATGTTTACTTGGCGACAATTAATGACTCTGTATGTTTCCGAAGACATTTTCTTGATAAGCGGATACAGGATATACTCCCACAACCTAATTCGTTTATTCTGGATCTCTGTAGAATCGATTGCATTAAGCGTATCGAATTCACTACAAATCCAACGAGTCAGAGTGAAAATATTTTTCTTATCCCTTTCCGGAATCTTGGCTAAATTGTTTCGGGTACTACTGTCAAGGATTCTCTGGAACGAAACTGAAACTTTCTCGGCCTTCCTGAGTGCTGCATCGTTACCGCTTGTGAATTGCCTTCCAAGCTGTAGGTTCCAAAATCCTGTGTCATAAATCTCTTCAATCGAGGCTTTAGTCAATGCAATCACGGACAAGATATTTCCAACTACCCAAGGTTCTGCTTGCATAAATGTTTTATCAACACTTACAACCATATCCTTGAATACGAACTTTACAAGTTCAGCGTTTTCAGGTGCATCCTTAATCGGAGTGAAAATCATCTTAGTATCTGCAGCCAAGAACTTCAGAGTCTCTTTAAATCCGAGAATACTGAAATAATACAGCGTAATCGGAATTTCCTTACGGAATGCTCTGATTGTATGACTTGTCAATTCTATGGTGACATCTTCCGATGTATTGAATGTTTCCTTATGTCTTGTCATTGTGAACGGCATTAACAAGGTCTTAAGACCAACTACTCCGGCACGAACTGGATATACACCAGCATCTACAAGTTGCAGAATACTGAAATATCTACTTCCGTCCAGATAGAAGAAATACTTATCCACAAGACGTGGAAGCATTACTTCAATAGTCACATCCTTTTCGACGATCTTGCTAGATCCATCGTCAGGTGCTTTTAGTCTCAACGAAATTTTTGCCATTGAGAGTCTCGATTCCTCAATACTGTGCAAATGTGGAATCTTTGTTTCATCATCTTCAACCTCTACTCCTAAGACTTCAACATGTCCAGTTGAGGTTGTCGCTAAGGCTATCGATCTCAAAATGTCTTCTAGAGATTCTTCTTCTCGAACAGTCCTGAATGAATCAGAGAACTTTTCGGGATTAGACCTCTGGTACTGCGCATACCATTGCTCGTAATACATTCTTTTTCTCCTTGTAGGACAGAGATTAATATATAGCTAAGGAATAAGTTGGTAATGTTGCCATTACCAATCTTATACTTACACTACTTCAGGAGCACTTCCCTTTGTAGGTTCTGCAACGCCAATTTCCTTGCGCTTCTTATCATTCTCTGCCTTACGAGCAAGACGAGCCTTCATACGAGTTTCCTTGTCTTCGGGAACGATGAACTTCATTTCTACATAAGCCTTCGGAGCCGATCTTGCAATAGATGCAGTCTTCAGCTTAACCTGCTTACCAACTTCTTCAAGGAAGTGTCCAACCTGATCAGGATCCAGACCTATCTGGCTAACAGCCCTCTTGAGAGCGATCATCCTACCAACTGGCATGGACAGAACGTCCAAGTAAGAAGAAGTAGCAATACCCTTGTACTGGGTAACTTTCTGGACTCTATCTCTCTTATAGACTTCGGAGATAGTGCATTCAACAGTAAGCTCATCCCAGTTGATGGTTACACGTCGATGCCATTTATCAAGGCACTTTGACTCACGCTCGTAAAGACTACGGCTGAATCGAACAATATAAGACTTGTCATTCACTTTGACGATCATGTTGTTTCCTTTTGGTTAGATTGTACTGCTTCACTTGGACTCGAACCAAGGACAAGCGGATTAACAGTCCGCTGCTCTACCAACTGAGCTATGAAGCAATCATTGAAAAAAGTTCCTTACTTTCCATACCGCGCCCGCATGGATTCAATGCTTGGACTTGCCCTAGCTTACGCTGATTAACAGGAGACACATAAGAACACTTATGCATATCAGGCGACGACTGCGCCCTTACCCACACCGCAAGCCTAACCCAAATCTCGAAGATTTGAAAAGGTGCTTCAGACTTGTCCCATTCACGCCGGAATGCCTAGCCTTCTCACTTTGCCTACCTTGGCAAACTAGACACTACTATCCCTCTAACACAGTGAGACCCGTTTCGAGGCGACGCATTTAAGTAAGTAGTACCCTGAACAAGATTCGAACTTGTGACCTACTGCTTAGAAGGCAGTTGCTCTATCCAGCTGAGCTATCAAGGCATAAAAATCTGGAGGGAACCTTACGCATATACGTCGGTAAGGTTTGACAATCCAAAACCCAGGATGGAATGTCACATCAGCGGTCGCAACTTAGTGTTCCTTGGAAACGCTTACACTCAGACCTGATGCCCATAGGATCATAGAAAATCCCTAAAATTCCGTTCAATAAAATAGTTAGCAGACTTGCGAAATAGAAAAAGAAAGAGTCTCGACTGAGGCTAAAACAGTCGAGACCCCCTCTTCAACTGTGTGAGCAGCATATCTGCAACGCACTGGAGGTATGTCCATACTTAGCTAAGATATGGACTATACAACCACACCCTGAACAAACTAAGAGGTGCGATCGTAAGTTTGTGGAGAAGTGCAAGAAAATGCACCACTGTGTCGGGTCTAAATCAGTTCTAGTATTGAAAAAGACCTTCAACAGTTCAGGATGCCGATCAACCGTATACGCCGGACTTCCTAGAATGCCGCGTTCCATAGTTCTGCTGGCGCATTGAACCTTATCTCCAAGCTTGATAAAAGTCTACCTGTCCTCTATCCAAGGAAACATAGGAAGAGGACAGGCCTTAACCATAGTACGTTTCCGTACTACCTCAGGAGGTTAAAGAATTTTCCGCACACACCGAGGGAAGCGGTATGTACGGAGGTCATCTGTGTTAAGGATGACCCACACATTATGTTGTGTTGTGGCATCATGTGTGTAAATGAAAGGGAAGACCCTAGGCCAAGAACTAGGATCTTCCCGAAGACGACTAAGGAGACTGGAATCTACAACCAGCTAGTCTGTACCCGCTGCTAAGAAGGCCCCGGCTAAGAAGGCTCAATTTGGGTTATGCTAAGAGGGCTAGTATTAGCATTAGACTAGAACGTCGTCTTAAAAATTCACAGAGAAGGCAGAGATCACCAAGCGGAAAACAATATTGCTGAAAAAGTTCTTCTGATAACCTCTACCTTCTAGAATATCTCAAATTTATATGCTATTGAGAAATTAATTAGCTGAGTCTAGGACAGAACAAGAATCCGTTGGAAGTGATAATCAACGATACAACAGACAAAGCTCCGGAAATGATTTCCTTATCGGTTCTCGCAGAGTTAAGCACAGTCGTTTCGTGAATATCTTCAGCCTGTCTTGTACGAATATTCCAGATCTTACCTTCTCTGAAAAGTTCAATAACCTTTTCTTCAGAAAGTTTACAGCACACGGCGAATACCTTAATAAAGGCATTGGTAATAATGTCAAGAAGCTCGTACAACTGATTCTCATCAATCCCAGTATTCCTGTTAGGATCATTCAAGACAGCATCTACGATGGCCTTCCTTACACCATCCTTAAGAAGTACAATCGGAATAATTGTATTACCTGCTGCTACCACACCAAATTGCAAGGCAGACTTACAGGCAAGAACAGCATCTTCAACTAGATCTGCAAAAGAGTCAATAGCAGCCTTGGACGGGCCACCAACAGTAATAACAGCAGAGCAAGCACAAAGTCTTCCATAACGAACTTTCACAGCTCCAAGTTCGCTATCAAAATCAATGTGTCCTTCAGAATTAGACAATTCATTAATCTTCTTCTTCAGGCTTTCCTTGAGTTCAGAATATTCAGGAGTACTGATGCCCTGACCTTCAAAGAAAGTAGTACTCATATCCGTTACAACGACACGCTTGGCAAAGCCCATTCTGTACTGAAGTGCAATCGGATCGATTGCTCCATTTTTGAAAATGGTCTTTTCCAAATTCTCAACCTTAGAAAGATATTCAAT